ATAACCCTCTTTATAGTTTCCGTATATAAGTCGATTGCCCATGAACGTCTGCGCCTGTGCAAACTTTGGTACATTATCATACAGTCTTAATACCTCTGACTCAGGAAGAACTGTGAATATTTTACTATTACTAAATGTATATGTGTATTCGGTATCATCACTTAGTCCTGACTCATCCTTATCTATTCTCTCAATAATTTTAATCAATCCTGTATTCATATCCCTGAATAAAAGATCGACTCCTGTGACTAAGTTACCACCTGAATTATAAGTTATCTCAGATAAATTAGTCGTGTTCAACATTCCCTCATTAAGCCCCGTCGTGATTGAGTAGTTAAAGCTAGATGGTAAGAAGGAAGGGTTAGTGAACTGAGAAGTAGCTGAATACTCACCGTCAGCGTATCTATATCTGTAAGCAAAACAAATAAATCTGTCTTCTAAAAAGTTCTCCTGACTAGCCGTAACAATAGGAACAACAGTTGGTGATGTGACAGGTGGTTTCTTTATAACTAAGAATGCCTCAGCTTCTGTCTGATCAATATCAGCAATTGGATTCGGGTAGTTTCTTTTTACATTAATTACCCGTGGTGCATTATAGTTATCTGTAAAATATAATTGGTCTTCTATTAAATCTATACCCGTAATAAGGTATGAAGGATTAAAATTAAGAACTGTATCTACACCACCCCCGTCATCGATACTGATAACGTGATAAGTTAGTACATTTATTTTGGTATCAAATGATACTATCAAATCTAATTTCCCCGTAGCACCCTGTCCAAAGTTAGGATCATGGACCATCCAATATATAGTCTCATTCTCTCCGTCTTCTAAAGCTCCGATAGTTCTAGCTAAGTTTGACAATGGCACATTATCATACTCCAACTGTGTCAATGAAGAGTTTCCTAACTCATTCTCAACAGCACCTACTTCGGATTCATTGGTAGCACCTATCCTTACGTTTAAGGCATCTACATATTCTCCATTAGGTATAAGTCTCTCGTCAAGACTTTTATTCATTCGACCTAATGTAAATACTCTAGAAAACTCTGTCATATTATTTTAACCATTTATCTCTTCCTCGCATATTCATTAGAAGTCTGCCAGGATGCATGTTACTTATACGTATTCGTGCATTTCTAAGTAAAGAAGATTTTCTTTTCAACGCTCTTCGAACAACATACTCCTGAACATTTAACTTAGACTGCAAAATACTATACTCTATATACGCATATATGTATTCCTCAAATAACTTATTAACGCTTATCAGAGCATTATTGCCTCCTTCCATTCCATCAGATACGTACTCCACTATACATAACTCACCACTCATACCTGAGCTAAAGTTAATGACACCTGCCTTTTTATCTATGACAAATGTCGGATTAGCATTAGCTGTCTCTGTATTTAAACCAAACCTAGCTCCAATAGACATATCAAAATACCACGATCCGTTGTACAAATATCCCTCAGATTCATTAAATATACTATTTGAGTTGAGGTATATACTTTTCTTTGTTCCAATAATTCTATCGTAGTCTATCTCAGAGTACTCAGGTTTTAGTACGTTCCCATCTTCATCAAATAATATATTACAGTTGTTATCCTGTAAGTACGCATCACTCCAATTCGTTTGTATATTTTCTCCTAGTGGTCTAAGGATACCATCTTTATATATAGATATCCTAACCCAATTAACGTAGTCATACGGTAACACATATCTTAGTGTATCACAGACACTAAGCTCTAATATCTTTATCTCCTTAAACGCATCATAGTTAAGCTCCTGTATACCACGCTTTGCATGAAAGAGAACCTTATATCTCTCTTCATTATTCACTAAGCTATGATTACCGCTATACATCAACATGAAGTTATTAACCACATCCTGTAGCCCTACATATTGATAACTGCCGTGATTAGAAGTAGTGTTATAATAGTCAAATTCTGAAATGTAAGCCATATATTATTTATTTATCATCCATGTCATTCTTCTGTTCTACTGCCTGAGCAAATTGGACCGCAGATATTTCCCTTATAGACATGCCTGAGTACTGTAATATTTTCATTATTAATTCCAACTCATAATCTAAAGGTAACTCAAAATCCTGATAGTCAGGTTGAGATTGATTAAACATTGGTTCACCTCCCGTTAACGCACTATAGGTCCACTTAGGATCTAAAGGATATCTTATATACTGACATTGCACTCTTCCGTATTCTATTAGAGAGTTAGGGTATAACTTTAATGTAGATCCACTTTGAGAATATGCAGGAAATATTTCTGTAGGTGTAGTCAATAATGAGGCATTAAGCATTGTAGCCTTTCGCTGAGATAGAAACTCTGCATCATTCACACCAACCCTTCCGCTATATATAGTATAACGCTCACCAAAGTTAGGGAAGATATCAGAAGATAAGACTAACACAGTTTCACTTGATACCTCCCAAACCTCTGCGTTCGTATCACTATTGGTATTAATAACTATGTCACCAACACTGATGCCATCAGTTATAAAAGTGGCCGTACTATCTACTAACTGATTAGCGACAACAGAGTCAACAGCACCTGTAGTTAAAGTGGTAGTATATACCAATACCTTATTTAATAAATAAGAAGAAGCAGGTGCTGAATAAATATTTCCTCCTACCTTAGTAAGAAAGGATGTGGTAGAAAAAGTATCGATAACTTCTTCGTAACCTTTTTTAATATCAGCATACCCTGTACCCGACTGCCTAGCATTCTCTTTATTTACCTGATAGTTATAATCTTTAAATACACCATCAAATATATCTAACTGAGCCTGCTTCGCATACAAATTAAAATCACTAGGAGAAATATACCCGTAGTTGTTTTTATTTAGTATAGACAGTACTGTATTCCTAACTGAGTTAATCATTGTAATCTGTTATAGATACAAAGATAAGCAAAAAAAAAGGTAGGAGTCAGAAATCCCCTACCTCCTAAACGAAATCATGAAAAAAATTATTTCTCCAACTGACTCTCCAAAAACTCTAAAGCAGGAATACCTTCATCGGTTTTAAACCACTCACTTAAATATGGTAGCGGTTCTGCTCCGTAAGGGATAACTGTCATCCTCGTTTTCTTTCCTGGTAAGTCATAGTAAACATCACGTTTTTTATTTCGGAATCCTATAAGCCTGTTATCAAAGAATCTTTGAATGTTTGACTGTAATTTCAATGAAGGATTAGATAATGCATTTAAAAAAGCCTTTGGACTTCTCCTAGCAAATACCAATATATCACGCCTCAACTCTGCAGTGTCGATAAGTGTTACATCCTTCTCAAATAATACCCTTCCTACTAACTCCAACTGATCAGTCTGTAGATCTCTAGCAGTATTTAACGCCTCAATCTCTGCATCAATTAGGTTTATTTCCTCTTGTGCATCTTTCTTATTGTTTATTTCAACAAACTTTTTACCATTCAAAGGATGGTAATCTAAGAACATTTGCAGAACAGGATTATTAGCAGGAGCGGTAAGCATTCCGTCTTCAAAAATAATAGCTTCTATAATAGCATTGCCGTCTTGCTCGTCTTCGAATGGTGATTTCTGATTCCTCGCATACCTCAATGCCCTGTTATATCCTTTGTCTGTATCGAAATATAATAAGGGGCTTCTATTGGTATTCCTCGTAGGAATCATAAAAGATAATGGTCTTCTACCATTTAGTAATTTATAGACCTTTGTTTTATACTTGTCTTCTTGTTTCATTATATTAGATTAGATTTTTTAAAAATAAAAAGAAGGAGTGGACTTTTAAATCCACTCCCACCACACACTATTTAGTCTTCAAATAACACAAAATTATTTGCTCCCATAGTACACATACATCTTTCAGAAAGGAAGTTTACTTCCATTGCATCTAAGTCGCTTGTTCGTGCGCCTCCTGCAGATCCTGTGATCCATGTTTTGTATCGTCTGTCTTCTGTCTCAGAAGCTCGGTATCTAACGTGTAAGAAAGGTCGTTTAGCATTCTTGCCCATTACCTGATCGTAAACCGAAGTTGTACCTGCAGGGATTAATAAACCATTCACTGAACCTGAACCTGCGCCAACTGCATTTGCACCTCGCATAGTAGGATCGTTAAGGTATTTCCAATCTGTTTTGTAGAAGTCATAACCTCTTCGGAATCCTGAGAAACCTAAATTAAGAGCCATGTCTTTATCGTTGTCAAACAAACCGTAAGAAGTTCCTGACGCACCGTAAGAGTTTTGAGATGCCAACATATCGTCGATATCAAAACCAAAAGTTCGATTAAGAAATAGTACATTCTCTTCGATTGCACCCTGCTTATCTAGTCGGCTAATGATGGTATCAAAATCAGCTAAGGTAGTTGGATTACCACCTGTCCAAATATTACCTCTACTACCTACTACATAGAATACACCTTCCGATCCTTTATCACCTGCATCAGTGAAAGTAGTCTGAGTTGCAACACCTGATGCTGCCTCTACAGGAACTGCTTCAATTAATGAAGTTTCCAAATAATCATCAAATCTTAGCCGTGTCTCATGCTCAGACTTCATGTACCATAAGTAACCTGATGCTCCGTTTTCAGTAGTAACTTCGATCCATCCGATCTGAGCCATATCTGATCCACTTACAGAGTATTTATCTTTTATGATAATTGGTGAGTTCTCAAAGATATTATCATCAGCCTCTAATGAACCTGACATACCTGCCGTTCCTTTCTTAAATTCAGAACCGTAAACAAAAACGCTTACATCTGCATTACCAACACCTGTACCTGTACCACCTGGAAGTCCTGTCGCATCATAGAAAGCTACATCAAATTGATTATTCGTTAAATCTACTGCAATAACGATTCCTTTATTTTCTCCTGAACCATCATTTCTTGAAACCACAACAGTCTGCCCTAGTCGTAAGGCGATACCATTAGTTGATGTGAAAGCAGGATTACCTGTATCATTCACCTGAAATGTTGCTTCATCCTGGTCAGCACCATTAATTGCTGTACCTACACTTGTATATTTAATATGCAGTCTTCCCTGCTCACCCCACTTAATAAGGTCAGATGAAGATGGAATCTCTGCGCTTACCATACGAAGGAATGAACCTACTGTACGGTTTCCGTATCGTTCAAACTCTTTCTCATACGTATCAGGAAGATACTGATTTAAGAAATCAAAGTTTGTGATATAATTTGTTGCCAATGGCACCTGTTGAGC